AATATTATATCTCGGAAACCCAATCAAAAATGGAGGAACAGTCAGATCCGTAAATTTATTTCCAATTTCAGATTGAGTTTTAATTTTGCGACTAAATTGTTCAAGAAGAGCCTTGTAAGTTTCCTTTCGAACATCGCGCCTTAGTTTTTCGTTGGCTGCAATTTCCTTGGCGGAAATGACCATTACTTATTATCAGCCTTTTGTGTGGAGTTATATGACGTGACCGCATCCTTGAGTTGCTTGTCGAGATTGGCCTGAATGACTTCAAATGACTGGTACTTGTCAGGGACGTAAGCGGTCGAGTAATCAGGACGTGCCGTTTCGGTCATGGACATTATGTTAACCGACCCGTCCGGCTTGACCTTTGCCTGAACATCGTACTGCACTCCATAGAATCCCGAAGTGTTCAGGAACATGAATCGCGAGTTGTACGTGTCCTCGCCTTGAGCATTCACAAACAGCGTCTCGAGTGGGACGACGTCCGTCAGCGACTCTTGGACGGCCTCGAGTATGACCTGAACTACATCAGCTTGGACTGGGATCGTCACTGTAGTCGATGTCGTCTCGTACGCCGCCGACTGGCGTTGGTTCCAGAGCAAAAGGGCCGCGACTATAACTAGCAAGGCTATAGCAACCTCCTCCATAATTATAGTTTACTGCGAAAAAGTTTACCACCTAAAAAAGTCGTCCATTATAAATGGCCCTCTTGGTCTATTCTGATAAATGCAAATGGTCACTGGAAATCATAGGTTTCATCAAGAGCCAACCGGAACTCTTGGAGATTGTGCGCTTTCACAACATCTCAGAACAGGGCGTCCCTTCCAAGAAGATCACCAAAGTTCCTACGCTCGTCACGAATCAGGGGGTCATGCATGTAGGTGGCGATGTGAAAACGTGGCTGAATTCTATGCTTCATTGTGATTTCGAGTCGTGGGACTCGACGGGGGCCCTTTGCGCCAATCTCGACGGGTCCGCGGGTGACGGGCTCTTTGATTTGAACAAATATGGAGAGTCCCTCCAGCCAATTCTAACACCTGAACTCGAGGAGCGAATCAACATGAGCGTCATGGACGCGTACCAAAAGCACAGAACTTAGAGATTTGTCTCGTTTTTCATCAAATGCACCTGAAGACCATACAGGCGACGGCCTTCAAGGCTGTGTTCGAGGTCCTAAAGGACATTATTAATGACGTGAATGTTTCATTTACAGAGGCGGGGTTGACGATCCTGACCCTCGACACGGCACGCGTTACGCTCGTGCATATGAACCTAGGGTCTGAGAATTTCGAAGAATATGAGTGCCCTCAGACTATTATTGCTGGTATGAACATGGCCAACATGTACAAACTCCTCAAGTCAATTTCCGGTACAGATACATTGACGCTTGATATCATAGGTCGAGACTACATGAATATTCTAATTGAAAATCCAGTCAAGAAGTCTTCAACTACATTCAAACTCAAGTTGCTCGATATTAATGAGGATATTCTGGGCCTACCCGATGTGGAGATGAATGTCGTCACGACGCTTCCTTCGGTCGATTTCCAGCGCATCACTCGCGACATGGGGAATCTGGCACAGGACATGGCCATCTTTCGTGAGGACACCAAACTGGTCCTAAGTTGCAATGGAGATTTTGCTGATCAGTCCACCATTATAGAGTTTCCTGAATCGGTGAAGCGGACCGGAAATATTTTTAGTCTAAAATATATCAACCTTTTCACCAAGGCTACGAATATGTGCTCGAGTGTCCAGCTCATGCAAGATTCAGAAAATGACAACATGCCAATTATATTTCGGTATACAATTGCAAATTTGGGAGATCTCAAATTTTATTTGGCACCTAAAATTGATTAAAAAAAAGAAGTACTTATTAGTGATGGAGGCGCGGTTTCATGCACGGGTCGCGGAATGCGGTACTGATGAGGATCTCTACAAGTACCTTTTAGAGTGCGTTCCTATTATTCGTGAATATGCCGAGGTGACCGAACCAAACAATCAGGTGCGCGCTCAAAAGGTTATGGGTTTGGAAATCACAATGAAAAAGGGTACTCAGCGAAAAGATATTTATTCAAAATATCTCGCAGATGTCGAAGGTGAGTTCCCAATCCACGCCAAGCGCGTGGATGATGGCCACCTTAAACCATGCAATAATTGTTCTAGAATGTTCACCAAGGTTTTTGATGAATCAGCGTCGGAGGAAATGTGTACGGAGTGTGGAGCGACCGAGTATATTCTATCAAATGAGGTCGGCTTCAAGGAGGAACAGGAAATCGAAAAGACCATAGTTTACTCGTATAAACGTGAGAATCATTTCAATGAGTGGATAAGCCAGTTTCAAGCAAAGGAATCCACGAGTGTACCGGATGAAGTCCTCAATCAATTGAGATTTGAATTCAAAAAGCAAAAGATCAAAGATCTTTCCGAAATTACACACGAAAAGGTCAAGGGACTACTCAAGAAGCTCGACAAGTCCAAGTATTATGAGCATGTGCCCTACATAGCAACTATTCTTAATGGTATTCAACCCCCTACAATGCCTCAGGTGCTCGAGGATAAGCTCAGGCTTATGTTCCACAAAATACAAGCTCCTTTTGAGAAACATAAACCTGCTAATCGAAAAAACTTTTTGAGCTACTCTTATGTTTTATACAAATTCTGCGAGTTGCTTGGGGAGGACGAATATCTACCGTGTTTCCCTCTCCTCAAATCAAAGGAAAAGCTCTATATTCAGGACGTTATTTGGAAGAAAATTTGTGACGAATTGAAGTGGGAATATATCAAGACAATTTAACAGTCAATGAGGTCCAGTGGCTGCGGCGGCGGCACGCGGGGCAAGGTGATGTACTCGAGCTCGAGCGCTCCACACTTATCGGGAAAGTTGATGAGGTACGCATCCTCGAGGTCCAGCAACTTCAGGTAATTCTTGGTTTGAATCCTGTACTGTTCATTGAGCTTGCCCACAGACTTGAGCTCAATGACCAGTTTCTTATTCACGATGAGGTCGGCCCTCACGTTCCCCACGTTCTGTCCCTCATAAAACACAGGAATGATGCGCTCGGTCTCGTAGTAGAGACCGAGGTTCCGCAGGCCCACCTCGAAAGCACAGTGGTACACGGACTCGGAGTAGCCAGGCCCGAGCGACTCCCAGATGTGCTGGGCAAGCTGGGTGATCTTGTTGTCCATTAGTATGTTATGGCTTGGTCACCTTATTTGTACTAGGCTCTATCTCGGATCTTTGAATCTGGAAGAGGCACTATGGTCCATAGGTCCAGACTTGCCCATGACCCTTTTTTTGGCACCCACGTCATCACCGTGGTCGGTCATGAAAGATTGGAATATTTACATTTGGGCTTATAAATTACCACATTCACTGTGGTCACTGGTCTTCATCCCAAAAAAGTTTAGAAATATATGGACTTTTCATATTCTTCTTGATATATTAAGTCACACCGGACAGTGGTCTATAGAACCGTTGTTCCCATGGGGTCCCCCTATTCATGGGATTTGGGATCCGATAGAATGGTCTTGAGAGCAAGGCCCACCACGATTATATTTTGAATTAAAATTGAAAATTTTGGGAACAAGGGACCATCCTCCCAATCTGCACAGTGCCATGAAGGGTTCAAAGTATATAACCCATCAACTATGAAACCCATACCGAGACCAGTAAGTATCAGACTTTTAGGAACGTTTTTATTTAGGACGGTTAAAAAAGCCACCCCAAAGAGAAACATTGCAGAGGCATCTTTTGCTTGGCCTATCTGCATTTTAATTTTAAATTAAAATTATTAATTCAACCGAGCGAGGAGTTCTGCATCGGTCAGCGCGGGGCGTCCTGAGACGGTGGCTACGCGACGCATAGGCGGTGCCGTCAGACGTGGACGGGACCGTGAAGGCTGAGGACGGCTCGCCAGCCGTGGCCGAGACCGTGAACGCGAGGGGCGCCCACCGTTGGTCACGGCCCGAGTCGCCACGTTGCCCGCCAGAGTCGCTACTTGGTGAGCATTTCCAGTCGTGAGGACGTGGACAGTACGGCGGATATTACCGGCAATCATTGGGATAAAGTGGGAAATAACTGCCAGAAATGCTATGAACATTGTCCATGACAGGTACATGTTCATCTTCGCCGCCGCTTGATTGACGCTCTGCTCATACGTTTGGAGAGTGTGCTCCATGGCGTCCTGTGCACGGGACGCTCCCGAAACGGCGACGCTGTAAAAAATGTTCATTGGGTTAATTGCCGTGGCAATCAATCCTCCGATATTAGATGCTTGGGTGCGAGTAGGCATCGCGTTCCAAGCGCGGTTGGACCACGTGCGCGCCGCCATGGGTTGGTTGCCAGCGGGGGTCGGCGCTAGGGCCGTCACTCCTCCTTGGGGCAAAGAAGGAAAGTGGGTAGCGATCCCCGCCGCCGCAAGAGAAAACCCTAGGGCTATCAATACACGCTTGAGCACGGGCCGGCTCAAGAGGGACAGTGCCACACCAGGGTGCCGACGCAGGACTCGGGTGACGGCCGCCTTGCGTTGGGCAGGGGGTGCGGAAAGCGCATCGCTTACACCATGCGTGAACTCGAATCTCCGGTTCCGACGCATTGGCACTATAGCGCTCCGGCTAGGCATATTTATTTTATGCGGACATTTTTTTAATAGGACCCTTGAAAGACTTGGCGTACTTTGTGCGAATCCATTTGGCGTCTTGCTTGTAAATGCGGGACGCGCGCACAGCTGTGCGCTTGGTCAATGTGCTGATGGCGGAAAGACGGCGGAACACCGCCAGAGGTTTCTCACCCCGACTGATCCCCTTGCTCAGGGCCTTGTGACGGTTGGTCATGGCCTCGACTGGATGGTACCCATACTGAGTGAGCATACCGCGCTTAAGAGGACCTATCAACTTCGAGCTCTTTCCGGCAGCACCGACGTCTGGAATGGGCACGGGTTTTACGCGCGACACACCAGCCTTGCGGATGTAAGAATAGGTCTTGGACCCGCGGTGGACCGTGATCTTCTTGCGTGGGCGGCGGACTATGTATCCCGAACGGATGATGTGTTTCATTTATAATTCATCAAGAGATTTTCTGACCGCGCCCCATGAGGAACATTTTCAGTTTCGCCTCATTGGTCGCCTCAAAGTCAAATATATCTATACCCTTGATATCTATATCAACCATCGGGACATCATATGTTGGTCTAAAATTCATTGAAGTGGATAAAATACTTATCGCGTAACTTTTGAGACTATTAATCTCAGTAAGCCGCCCCCAAGCAATTTTCATTGAAAATATATCTGAATTAAGCTTTCCTAGAAAAGGTGCGGCCGGAATGGTCTCGCCAGTCGCACCATCAATGTAGTTCCAACCGTCGTTCAATTTTACACTAGAAATCAAAAAAGGTACGGCGACCGATGCGCATATCGCGTCGAG